ATCGACCGAGATCTCCGATTTTTTTCACATATGACGCGTTCCGATGTATTTCCGTATAATAGCGCGGTGGTTATGGGGCGGAAAACCTGGGAAAGCATACCTGCGGATTATCAACCTCTCCCGTTTCGCGATAATATTGTCATTTCAGCAATACATGATTTTGAAAGTGAAGAGCACAAACCTGGTGTGATATTCGTAAAAACATTATTGGATGTTCATAAATTCGCGATGAATTATGACGTCGTATGGTTTATTGGCGGTGCGTCGATCTATGAACAAGTTCTTACACCCTCTTCGACAACCGGTAAGATGTTATTTCAACTTGATGATATTTTTATAACATTCGTTGATGAAAGTTATGAACATGACGCAGCATTTCCTTTGACATATCAATACAATAGTATCGAAGAATGGCAGTCGCTTCGAGACCGCGAGATACATCATCGTGCAATTTGGTGTTGGACTGACGAAAAAGGCATTCCTCCGTTTGTCTCTTTCTTTGCGGAAGGACCGCGAAGTAATAATGTTTATCGTATAAAAGAAGTGGATCGAGAGATTGTAGCCAACATCACTCGGTCTGCTGATATTCGTGCCATAGAAGAGAGACGATCACCGAATACAATATTTCTTCATGCAACGCGAGTTATGGAGGTCTGAACGCGTTCCGCCGCGTACCACGGGTTGGGTAGATTCCGATGCGATTCCGATGCGATTCCCATCTACCCCCACCCGTGGCGCGCGGCGGAACGCGCTTTACGGCGGTGTTCGGCCGGACGCACCGCGCTAGTTGTCAAAATGCGGGTTATCATTAATTGTCATCCCGCAGTATTCTTTCGGTTTGAGTTTATAATCTTCTGGATGATACACCTTAATTTTATGCGCCTCATCGATGATGAACCGAAAATTATTCCAAAACTCGTCTTTGTGACCTACACTCTCCGTCATAATATGACTCAATTCATGTAGTGCGACAAATGTCAGTGTGTTCTCATCGATGAGTTTATTTCCTTTTTTTGTGGTATTTACGCAAAACGCAAGTTTTTCACCCTTATTCTCGCTATATGCGGTGTATTCGCTCGTCGGCAACGTCTCGCTTATTTTTTCAGGTCGGAAGTTTTTCACTAAACGTTTTACATTCTCTCGGTCTGGATATGTATCACCCATGTGTTTTACGACCTTCCTCATCTTTTGGGTTACTGTCGCAAGAAGGTCAGCTGCGAGTTCCAGTTTCGCGCGTTCGCGCACACAATATTTATTACCATCCACTTTGGATACAATACATTTTAATTGAAACGCATCAGACTCTTGGTAGATTTTCAAGCAGACAACAATAATAAAAATAATAATAATATATCCGAAAACACTTGTTTTGAACATTACGTTGTTGTTATATAAATACGAACACTAGACTTCGATATTTATATAACAAGATATTTTGTTTTGTTTTATACATTCGTAAAGATCCACTTATCCACTGTGGTTCTCACACAGAATGCGCGGTGTGATATAATCCCTACGATAAACAACGCGATGAGAGATTTCCAGAACGAGAGAGTGAATGCGCGAGAGATGATGAACGCAACGATAACGGTCGCAGCTACATCTACCACCGCAATATCGAATACACGGTATGCGTGCGCTCCTTCTCTCGGACGACCGAATATGTCTTTATATTGACACAAGTCGATCCCGAAGATTCTCATTATCGTTATATTACTATATGACATATAATATATCATTACTACTCAAATGTTATTATTTACGATGTTTGCTGATAACGAATATACTGCTAAAAAAATGGAGATGACCACAAAAAGATTAAGCAAAAAACTTAAAAATAAAACTGAAATGAAATGGCAGTGGGTGAAAAACGGAGATAAACTCGTTATCGCATGTGACTTTTACAAAGATGATGAATAATCATTTGATCGGACATCGCCAGTTGGGATCAGGTTTGCTTATAAAATCTGGTGTGTATGTATAATCCATGGTGAGCTCTTCGCTGGCTTTGATGTCTTTGTCGGCGATAATCCACCATTCTCCGGTGGTTTTATCCGGTGTTGTCGAGAGATATGTATTGGGTAGCACCGATCGCAGCGGAATAAACCCGTCGCGGTCTTTTCCTGGACAGTGGTTGATTTTACCTCCAATTGGTGTCACAGTTTCATCCGGGGTGATCGCAACGAATAATCTCTCGCCTTTTTTGCGCGAGCGTTTTGTGAATAATCCTAGACCCTGAATTTTACTCGGTCCGATCGTAAAGTCTGGGCTCATGAAAATACCATGCTGGTAATTAACGAAAGCGGGCACGATGACGTTTTGAATGATGATGGTGGATATCACTATGATAACGATTAAAAATAGGAACGTTGAGAGAATGGACATATCATATGGATTCGGACGTAAACAACCAGTTTTTAATCTATATTATATTGATACATAATATAGAGACGGTAGTGCGCATATATAAAATCAATATTACATACGACGATGGAACGCGACGCGCCTACTGAGCACCGCAGCCCAATTCAAGAGGAGTGCGCATCATATCAGGAGCAAACGTGCTCTGGTTCCAAGGGCCTACATTCAGCTGAGGATTAGGGGGTTCGGAACGTAACTGAAGGTTGGCGTTCTTCATCGTGTTGCCGATGGTGTCGATACCCGTCAAGAAAGTGGCAGAAAGAAGATTCTGACCAAGAAGGTCGCCACCACCGGTGGGGTTCAAGCTACCCCACTGATTGTTAGAATCGCGGGGAAGAAGATCAGACGGATTGGCGACGGGAAGATTAGCAGCACCAGCAGGAGCGGCGCCCTGACCAGTCATAGCATCAACGGATGAATAACCGTTTCCACCGTTGGTAGCAATAGGGAGCGCCTGATGGCCTCCGACCATAGGAGTGTTCGGGCGGCCATTCGCCCCACCTTGAAGTGGTTCGTAGGGAACAACGAACTTTTGGTCGGAATATGAACAAACGGCATATACAAGAACAATCGCACCCAAAATCACAAGGATGTGATTCGCACGAAGTGTTTTCTCTAAATCAGACAAAAAACTCATTCTTATAATTTAATTGTATATAAAATAAATGATAAAATAATGTATTCAATATCAATTATTGGTGTCGTCGTCGGAACTTTCTGAATCTAAATCATCTAAATCATCCAGTAGATATTTTGCCTTTATTTCCTTTGCTTCTAAATATGCGCGCATAGCAGCTCTTTTCATTTCGTTGGCTTTTTGTTTGGCGATTTTATACATTTCATAAAGCACATCCTTATGTTTTTTTAATGTAATTGGTTTACTTATTTTTGATTGAACAACAGGAACTTCAAATGTTGGCTCATTTACATCGATTACATCGGGTATATTTTTAAAATCAATATCAACTTCTGTGTATTCAAAATGTTTTAATGGTCTCTCTGAAATATATTTTTCAGTTTCATCGATCAAATGTTCTTCATGATTTTCACTCTCTCTTACATTAACATCTGTATTGGCATTAGCATGTGTCTCCGCGTTCGAAGATTCAACTGGTAGTTCCATAGTTTTATCGACAACTAAGCCTAAATGATTCTTTTGTTCGAGTGAGTGGCTTAGTTCGATGATCGGTTTGACTGATTGATCAGTCTCAGTCGCTTGTCGGGATGCGTCATCACCACGAATCAAACATGTTTCAAATAAAGGAACATCAGGTATTACTAATACTTGACGTAACAATAACTCAATTTGAAAGTTACGTGAGGTGAATTTGATACCCTGAAACTCTACAATAGATATAATAGATTGGTCGGCCTTAATATAGTCAACAGACACAGACTTCTTATTTTCGTCGAATATTTTACACAAAAACGGTTGGACATTTGTATTTGGCGTAATATGACGAGCTGGTTCTAAATTTAGACGTAATAAGTAATTGCCCGTCTTATATGCTCGTAGAGGCGACGCAAGTGAATTTTCAATATCCGTTTCATCTAGTTCCTGGGTGAACCATATATGCCTCTTTTCATAAAGTAATTCAACTGACCGTTTTTCTAAATTTGTCAGCCATTCAAAGAATTCGGTATCCCCGTCATTCGATGTTAATACTAAATCAATATGTGCCTTTTTACCCGCAATTACTATACCCTGTTTTGAAAGTGTTTTCGTCGTTTGAATATAAAGAGGCTGCTTACTTTGACTATATGAATATCGTGTAAGATATGAACCGCCGGTAATATGCTGTGGTGGCGATAACAGTAGCTTGTCGAATTGAAACGAATCGTTGGCTTGGAAAACATCCATGGTAGGCTATGCACTGCGTAATACGATGACACGAATTAGTATGACGCAATAAAATTATTACTGATATATTACGAGTGATTATTATGACATATTCCTAAATCGGAACATCCTTCCGTAGCAATAAAATCCCCAAGATGATTTAGCAAAGTTGGGACCGCTTGTTCGGCAGCACTAATACATAATTGTTGGACGCTTGAAGGCAATACCTGGCATATTTGTTCAATATCGGTGGTTACAAAAGAAACAACCTTAGGATTATGGATGATGGTTTGATTTAATCCATTTGCTAAAAACATGCATGCGTCGCATTCTAGGGGATTCTTCCCCCTCACAACGGTCTTTGCGTTAGATGTAAGATCGCCTATTAAGTGATTGCCTTCGGGTTTATTAAGTGTAGGAGCATGAATGGGATGGGCATCGGCGAAACCAAATGGACCGAATGGAAATATAGTAATCGATTCGGGCAGAATCAAAAGGCCAATTAACAATAATGGAATAACTTTCATTAATTTTTATACATAATGTAAGTAAATTATTTCTATATATAATTTATAATCAGTCATTATGCCTAAAAAATCATCATATTCAAAACGCCCGCGTTCTAAACGCCAGCGTTCTAAACGCCAGAGCCAGCAACAGCAGCAACAGCAGCAACAGCAGCAAGAGCAGCAAGAGCAGCAGCAAGAGCAGCAAGAGCAGCAGCAGCAGCAGCAACAGCAGCAGGAACAGCAGCAGGAACAGCAGCAGGAACAGTTCCAGACTGGTGGTGCTGATGCCCCGCAAGTCACTCAGGAAGCATTACAACACGCAGGAAAGATTGCCCAAGAGCTCTTGAATAACATGGCTTCTTCCCAGGGAAGCAGTTCCTCGCCACAATCTGGTGGTAGCGCACTTCAAGGTGCCGAAATTAACGCCGCTGATGCTGCCAGTCTCAAGACCGCTATGGTCGGAGGTGCTGTTGCGGGTGCTGTTGCTGGTGCTGAAGCTTATTCCACTTTAAAAGGCTCGCCTCTTGTCGGTGGTGGTAAGAGGCGACGCGGAAAGCGTGGTGGCAGCCAGTCTCAGTCTCAGTCCCAGCTTGGCGAGCTCCAAGGTAATAACCAGAAGGGAGGTATGATTCCCGGATTAATGACTGCGGTCGAAACTGCTTTGGTTCCTTTGGGTCTTTATTTAGGACAGAAGGCGGTTCAATCCCGTAGATCTGGAAATCGTTCTATGGGTCGTTCATTCAATTTTCGCCGCGCATCTCGTCGCACTCGTCGTCGCAGGTAGATTATAAGAAGAAAATTACAACATAAGAAGATATAAACATATATCGTATATAATTATATCTATTTACAGATGAATCCAACAACAATAATGACAGCAACTCATACTACGGGCGGTCATACAGGTGCGACTTCGACTCCACCAACACTTGAATTGAAGATCAAACGCTGGGTCGAACTCGACAATAAAATTAAGACGACATCCGAAGAAGTTCGTGATATCCGCACCGAAAAAGCCATCATCAACGACGAAATACTTGAAATTATTGAAGAAAAACAACTCGGGAAAGCAACCGTCAATATATCAGACGGCAAGTTGAAGTTTGTTAGTTCGAAAACTACCGCTCCACTTACGCTGACCTATATTGAAAAATGCTTATCTGAATTGATTACAAATGGAAAACAAGTTGAACAAATTATGACATATATTAAGAAAAATCGAGAGACAAAGACAACCATGGAAATTAAGAGGGTTTATGATAAGAAGACGAAAGTAGGCGAAGCTGATGGCGATGCCGCGGGCGACGATGATAATTACGAGTAACGGAGGGAAGCGTTATAACCCGCGAAATCATAATCTAATGATATTATAAGAGTATCATTACATTATAAAGGCATTAGTCGCAGCAACATCATAAACAATACAAATGAAAACAGAAGTAAAACAGTATTTTAATCCAGATCAACATTTAACGCTGCATCAAGACAAAGATGGTAATATGATTGGAGGCGGGTATCAGGTGAATAATTTATTGTATCAACACAAAATGCCTTTGTTCGTATCTCTCGACGACATAGAAAGCCAACGCGGTGGCGGTGCCGGTTCGGGTGCGGTTCAGGACGATGACAACCACTTCATTCCCGAAAAGTTCAGCGACTTATTCCGCGATTTAGCAGTTCCTGCTGGATTATTTATGATGCCCGCATTATTTCGCCCTCGCAATTACGCATTTGAAGTCCCGGAAGCAGAAGCGGAGCCGAAGACGGAGACGAAACCCCATGCCGACACCGACACCGACACCGACACCGACACTAGCGATAGTGACGATGACGCAGACCGACGAAAACCTGTCCCGAAAGATATTTTCGACCGTTTATTAGAACTTGTCACACCAAGCGAGCGTGTTCAACATGATGTAAAAACACGCAGACAGCGGCCGAATTCGAAAGAATCTCGTTCAAATAAAAAGAAGTCCAATACCACGAAAAAAGCTCGTTCATACATGGAATAACAAGTAGATTTAGTACGATGTAAATAACCTATCCAAGAGATTATTTACAACATGAAATAGAAGAGAATAGAATAGAATAAAACCTGCTCGAACTATAACGCGATTTCGGTGATTTTCATACACGCGTCATACGCATTACCTCTTCCTGAAAAATTAACAGAATCGGAAGCTACAACTAAACGAATGATAATAGAACGAGTGGTTGTATTCTGGTTATTTGTTATACTTCCAGAAATAGGAAATAATGTTCCACTTCGCCCGCCTCCACCAGGATTATTGTCAAAAAATTGTTCTCGTTTTGCGAGTTCATTTGTTCCATCCATAATAATATACGACACAAACAAGTCTTGGTTAAAACCTGTAATCACGTAATTTGCTTGATATTCTATGATGATTCTATGATGATTCTAGAATTCGTTGAAACCGGAGTATAAGAATATGATGCTACCGTGTGTGTGCCTACTGTAAGATCAGAATTGCTCTGACCGATTTGGGTCGCATCCAAGAACACAGTATTCACCGTCTGTCCTGTCGTCCATCTCGTCGGATTCACCGATCCTGACACATCCAAACGTGCCAGGTTATATAACAAACCTGGCTGTGCTACGGCGACATTCTTCACACCATTTGACGTTATGAGCGCATTATTCATGGGGTTCGTAATATGGGTAAGCGGATAATCCCGGTGTGAAAGGGGCTCCATCCACATCGAGTAATTGTTCGTGTTTTGAGCGTTGGCATTTAACGCACGACCACGGACTTTATTCATAGAAAGGGATGACATTCGAATTGAAGTATATATTTTATATATATTATTATTGTGTGTAAACTATGACATAGTTGTAAATATAGACGATGAACTTCGACGCGTGGTTCTATTCAACGATGATACAAATGATAGCGTAACGCCTATTATGAAAAGTGCGAATATTAATATTAACAGTCGTATGAATATATTAGGAGAAGATTGTCGAATTGTTTGTGTTGGTGTTACATGAGATTGTTGTTGAATTGTTGGTATTGCTAAAAGTTTGTCATAATTGGAGTATATTCCAGATGTAACTGTCTTTTCAGGGTAGATTGATTTTGATTTGGTTGTCGCATAACTCGACGGGGTATATGCGTATAAAGATTGAATAGCTGCTGGTGCTGGTGATGGTGATGGTGATGGTCCTGGTGCTGGTGATGGTGATGGTGATGGTCCTGGTGCTGGTGATGGTGATGGTCCTGGTGATGGTGCTGGTGATGGTGCTGGTGCTGGTGATGGTGCTGGTGCTGGGGCTGGGGCTGGTGCTGGTGCTGGTGCTGGTGCTGGTGCTGGT